CGGATGAATACATGAACGCATTTGAAAAGGGTCGGAAGACATTCAAAGAACTCAAGGAAAACATCACCATGAAAGCTAAGAGAAACGCCCTAGTCCGTAAGCTTGATAAGAAGCCCGTGAAGAATGAGAATGAAAATGAAGCGATGGAAGCTTCGAGGTTGTTCAATGCTGGTGGTGGGGTAAAGAACCTCACACGCGGTAAGAACGAACGTGAGGTCGATAAGAATGTTCTCGAAAAGACTCGAAAGTTGGTGGGTTTTGGTATAGCTGGAAGGGGTCGTGAGAAGTTCTTAGCCCGTGGTCGTGGCATGCAAAATACTCAACCTCTCGTGAAGGAACTCGATGAGCGTCTTACCTTGATCAATAAGGTGAAGAATCTTCCTAACCGAAAAGATCTTGAAAAAATGATTCGCAACTCCAACACTACTATTAACAGGGTTCGTATTGCAGTCAAGGCGAGTCAAAACAAACAAAACAAGAACATCTCGAATGCTTCGAAGTCTCTCGTTGCCGGTGCGATCGGTAAGATTCAAGAGAAGGAAAACAAGAACATCGCGAATGCCTCAAAGGCACTCGTAGCGGGTGCGATCGGTAACTTGAAAAGGAAAAACGTTGCTGCTACGAAAATTCAAGCCGGGTTCCGTGGGAAGAAGGGTCGTAATCAGGCTCGACGAGCTTTATTGAACAAGGCACCCGTAGCGGAGACATTTGTTCCTGAAACGAAAATGACTAACAACCCATTATTCATGGAGGAGCCTCGTCCCAAGCCTCCAAATGTACCCAAACCCAATAAACCTTCGTTCAGGGATCTTGTACAGAAAAACAAGGAAAAGAGGGTCATGAATGCGGTCAAATTGGCTGGAAAAAAGGTGGCACTCTCTCGCGCCTCCGGCCCCGAGCGTGTCAAGATGGCGAGAAATTTGGCTCCCGCTAAGCAGGAGAATGTCAAGAAGGTTGCTAATGCTGTGAAGGTGTTCAACCGCCAGAGTGCCACCAGCGCTATAAATCGTTTGAAGAAGCTCAGCCTCGCTGAGAAGACCAAATTCAAGGGACAAATTAGCGGGGCGAACACGAAAGCTCGAATCAAAGAGATTCAGGAAAGTGCAGTCAGGGAAGATGCTCGTAAGAAAGCTGAAGAAAATAGAGCGAAGGAGGAAGAGCGTAAGAAGAAGGCGAGCGTGGAAGCCGAGCGAGTGCGAAAACTCAGTGAGAAAAAGAGAACACGGGAAGCTGCCGAAAGGGCTGCTGCGTCGGCGAAGAAGATGCTCACCGAGACTGAAAAGATGAAGGCAAAAGCCAGGGAGAACAAAAAGTTCAACAACAAACTCGCGGAAAAGAGGCGACTCTTGAGAGAAAGAGAAGCTAAGTTGGGGACTAAAAAAGGTAAAATCAAGAAATAATGATTCACCCCGACGACGATTGTACCGTGATTACCGATATGCCCCTCAGTGACGAAGTCGCTGACTTTATTGAGAAGGGTCTTCATAGAGACATGACAGAGGATGAAGCGGAAGAGTGGTGTAACCAAAATCTGGATAACGTAGTAGCCATATATGAGAAGTATCGAGGTACATACTTGTCATATGGACAGGCGGACATGACACTCTTTTTTGCACAGACTGTCTACGAGAGGGATGATGCGCGTGATATGATTAGTCAATTTGTAGATTTTCAATAATTAAAGAAATAAAGTGCCTTCATTCTAATGACACACTGTGATGTCTGTTGCGAAAAGCTAAACAAGATAAATCACAAAAAAGTTGAGTGTCCTTTTTGTGATTTAACGAGTTGTAGATCGTGTTCCCAGAGGTACATCTTAGAATCGTTCCAAGACCCACATTGTATGGGGTGTAAAACTTTATGGAACCGTGAGTTTGTAGACTCCTTCTGTACAAAGTATTTCAGGAATACTGAACTAAGACGACATAGAGAGAATGTGCTACTCGAACGGGAAAAGGCACTCATGCCCGAGACACAACCAGAAGTTGAACGTATCATACAGATGCGTAAACTTCGTCGTATCATTCGAAAACAAAAGGAAGACCTGATTGAACTTCATCATCGATACGGTGCGTTCGATCATGATCAACCCTTACCAGATGAGATTCATACTCTTTATCGCGAGATGGAAAATACATACAGACACCTTGAACAAATTCGAATGAACGGCACGACAATCGATAACGAACCGAGGCGTTTTGTGCGCCAGTGTCCCATCGAAGAGTGTAAAGGCTTTCTCAACGAGGAATGGTATTGTGGGTTATGTGAAGTTAAATACTGTAAAGACTGTAACGAACCAATAACCCCCGATCACGAATGTAATCCGGAAACTGTCAAGACGATGAAACTTTTAAATAGGGATAGTAAGTCATGTCCAAAATGTGGAACGGTCATTCACAAGACAAGCGGGTGCGCGCAAATGTGGTGCATTTCATGTCACACAGCATTCAATTGGCGTACGGGGGAAATTGAGAGTGGTCGAATACATAACCCACATTTCATAGAGTTTAAAAGGAAAGTGATGATGTCCAGGGAACATGGAGACATCCCATGCGGTGGTGTCCCATCATTCAGGGAGCTTCGTGAGATTGGTGCCACGAATGAAATACTTCAATATGCGATGGTCGTGCATCAAATGGAGCGCGAAAATATGTACCTGGACTTACGACCGATCGACAACACACAAATACGGGTCACCTATATGCTTAACGATATAGACGAACAAACGTTTAAAAATTTCTTACAGCGCCAGGAAAAGTACACAGATAAATCTAGGGACTTGTCGAACATTTTCGAAATGATGGCTAATACGGGTGGTGACTTGCTGCGACAATATGTCATAGATCCTGAGCGTCACGATGAAATTATCAACCTGTTACAGAAAATCGTGGACTATGGAAATGATATTTTTGAATCAATTCGTAAACGATACAATTGTCGACTTCCCAGAAATATTTATGTGTGAGTATTTTAAGATGATACTCATACTGTTCTTGATTTTGATTGTCGTGTACCTGTTACCGGTCTACCCAAAACCCAGAGTGTATCACAATTTCATAACACCCGAAGAGAGGCAACACATCATCAAGAAGAGTGAGGAGATTCTCGAACCATCTTTGGTTTCAGAGGACCTTCTCGTAGATGAATCGGTTCGTAAAAGTGAAACGGCGTGGCTTGATCGTGATCCAGTGGTGGATGCCATCGTACAGCGGTGTCTCAAAAATACAGACCGTCCAATCGTAAACTGTGAAAGACTTCAAGTACTTAAATATAAACCGGGTGGATTCTATCAACCTCATCAAGATCTGATTGAGGGGGACAAGAATCCAAGAATGTACACATTCATTTTGGCTCTCAACGATGCGTACGAAGGTGGTGAGACTGTATTCCCAAACCTGGGTAAAACGTATAAACTCAAGGCGGGTGATGCCCTCTTTTTCGACACACTTGACAATTATGAGATGGAGACGTCCAAGGCTTTACATGGTGGGAATCCTGTAAAGTCTGGTGAAAAATGGATCTGTAATTTATGGGTCAGGAAGTATCCCTTATAGCGTCGTCGATACGTCTCTTACTTAATTCAAAATACTTTTCTTCGAGTTCAATCCCAATAAACTTTCTCTGTGTAGTTACACACGCTACACCTGTCGTGCCCGAACCCATCGTACTATCAAGTACGACACCACCTTCGTTTGAATACGTTTTGATGAGATATTCCAGAAGTTTCACAGGCTTCTGCGTTTCATGAATCGTATCACATTCGATATCAAATTCTATAAACTCTGTCGGGTAATTGGTGAACTTCTGACTATACTCAGAATTACCCGTCAGTTTATTATTAGGACCGAGATGATGACTCTGATTTAGCATCTTTCCTATACGCTTCTCCGAATTACGCTTTTTAATATCAACTGCAACGAGACCCTGTGGATTATACGTCATATTTCCTTTGTGTCTCGATGCAGCCGCTGCACCACCGGGTGAAAAGATTGCTATATCCTCTGTACACTTCATGGGTCGATAATTCGCGAGTAGATATTGGGTCGTCTTATTTTTTTTCCAGATGAGATTATACTTGAACCACTTATAATTACTGGATATGAGACGAGACGTAAACGGCTGTTGCCCAAAAAGGGCAACTACACCATGTGGTTTCTTGAGAATGCGGGTATATTGTTTCCAAAGGGCATCCATATCTATGATAGTATCCCACTTACACTTCGTAGTACCATATGGTAAATCAGTTAATATTAAATCAACGCTGTCGTCCGCTATCTTTTTCATCTCTTCGAGGCAATCGACATGATACAGTTCCATGGTTTCTATTCACTCAATTTGTTTAAGTACATTTCAAGAATTACCTTGAAGCGGTGTTTGTCCCCCCCACACGAATATTCAACGGCTTTCATAATCTTCTCTGGTTCGTCACCAATAACACCAAGTGATCTGTTACATGAGTTACAAAGCCATCCCCTAAACTGACAGAGTGAATGAGAGTGGTCAAAAACGATACCGTCAGTCTTGAAACATAATTCACATGAGGTCCCTGGTGGTGCCTTGGTCGGCAAACCTTTCTGCACAGCATCATCCTCCGCCAATTTTTTCGTCTTGTTAGACTTTTTATTACACGTCTTACATTCGGGACGTCGTAGGAGGTACCCATTACGATCAAAGGGCCAACTCGACGATGTATTGTAACCGAAATGTGACCGCGGCAGGACCATTTTACAATCTCGGCATTCTCGCTTATTTTGACGAGCCCATTCCCGCTCTTCTTCTGCAGATGAATGGATACGCTTTTGGTTCTCAGATAAGGGGCGTTTAAAATACGACCTGGTATTGTCGGTAATTTTAGCCTCGATCATTTTTCTTATTTTTCGAGAAAATGGATCCAACTTAGGCTTCGATTTCACCACGCTCAATGAG